CTATGGCGGTCCCTACAATGCAAACACGCAGTGCCCCATCGGACAGATTGAGGAAGCACGCGACGAGGCGCTAGCGCTGATCGAGGAGGCCAACAAATGAGCACCACCACAGCATATGGCGGCGGCGAATATAAACCTAAACCCAAGCCGTTTGCTTGGAGCTACTCGAAGCTGAAAAACTTCGAAGTGTGCCCCAAGCGACACTACAATGTGGACGTCATCAAGAAGTTCAAGGAAGAAGAGGGTGAAGCCCTACAGTGGGGCAACGCTGTCCATAAGGCGCTGGCAGCGCGCTGCGGCTCACAACGAGTTCCCCTGCCGACGACCATGATGGGCTATGAGAAGTGGGCGGCGGCGATTACTTCTGGAGGTAACGCTACCATTCTGGTCGAGCAGCAACTGGCCATCGACGACATTTTCGGCCCGACAGATTGGTTCTCCAGTGACGCCAAGAAAGCGGGCAAGAACGAACCGTGGTATCGGGGCATAGCCGACGTGCTTAAGATTGCCGGGCCGGTGGCGCTGGCGATAGACTGGAAAACTGGAAAGATTATCGAAGATGCGCCGCAACTGGCATTGCTGGCGGCGTGTATCTTTGCGCATCATCCCAAAGTCCTGAAGGTGCGCAGCGAGTTTATCTGGCTCAAGGAAGATGCGCGCACCCGCGAAGACTTTAACCGCAACGAAATGGCTGCGGTCTGGAGAGGTCTGTGGCCACGCATAGAGGTGCTGCAGCATGCACATGAAACACTTAATTACCCACCCAAGCCCGGATATCTGTGTCGACGATATTGTCCAGTTACAACATGCCCTCACCACGGTGAAGAGTGATGCTGAGCGGATAATCTGCAGGACCAAACTGGAGCAGGCGGTGGGTCGCGCAGCGCTTGGACCGGCGCGGCGGGATCATGCCGTGTTTAAAGGGAAAGAAGAATTACAACGCCGCTTCGGCGTGCAGGCGGTCGCTGCCGCATCGTGGGAGATACGCGACGGCGAGTATTGGGCGGACGTCATGGTGCAGCCTGCTGACGGCGCTGCGCTGCAGACGTTCACTGAAAGGCTTGACGAGTTTCCCAGCGATGAATGCATCGCCAACATAGCGTTGATGGTCTGATGACCCCTGAAGGCAAGATTAAGAAGCTAATCAACGACGTACTGGCTAGCTATCCTGAGTCCTATGTGTACATGCCGGTACCGTACGGCTACGGCCCAAGCACGCTTGATTACTTGATCTGTCACTATGGAAGATTTATTGCCATCGAAGCTAAGAAACCCGGTGGCAAGCCGACGGATCGGCAGGAGCTAATCATCGCTCAAATCCAAACCGCTGGTGGCGATGCATTCGTAATCGACAGCACTGATAAGTGCCATCGTCTAAGAGTTTTTCTAGAACAGGTGAAACAAAATGCTACCGGTCAAAGTAAGCCCCAAGCACCGCCTAGTAGGGGTGCCCCAAGCGGAAAATATCCAAAACCTATTTCCAAACGCGAAGCACTTGATACATGGCGGCGTCCCGCACATTCTCCTGCCGCACCTGCCGATGGAGACTTATCTGCTACGGCGGATGGGCTACGACGTTCCGAGCCCGATCCTGACGCATTATAATTGGTGTAACGGTAAGCCGTTTGTATCGCAGCGTTCAACGTCAGCCATGCTTACGCTCGAACAGCGTGCCTATGTCCTCAACGGCATGGGCACCGGCAAAACCAAGGCGGCGCTGTGGGCGTTCGATTACCTCAGAAGTAACAATGTCTGTAAGAAGATGCTGGTTAGCGCCCCGCTATCCACGCTGACGTTCACATGGTGGAGGGAAATCTTTGACACAGTGCCACACCTTAGATGCGCCGTATTGCATGGCACCAGAGCTAAGCGACTTGAACTGCTGGCTACCGACGTCGACATCTACATCATCAATCACGACGGCCACAAAGTCATCCTCAACGAACTGCTGGCGCGTGACGATATCAATGTACTCTGTATTGATGAACTTGCCGTGTTCAGGAACGGAATGGCATCGCGCGTCAAATCCATGAAGCGGCTTGCCGACCGCATGGATTGGGTATGGGGCATGACGGGTTCACCAATCCCGACATCGCCAACGGACGTGTGGGCGCAGGCGCGACTGGTTACTCCCAATAGGGTACCCAAATATTTCAGCCGCTACCGCGAACAGTTGATGGTCAAGCATGGGCCGTTCGATTGGACCCCACGGCCCACTGCCGTCGATGAAGCCTACGCCACCCTGCAGCCCGCGGTGCGGTTCACACTGGATGACGTAGTGGAGCTGCCGCCGCTGATTGAGCGCTATATCGACGTCGATATGGGGGATAAGCAGGAGAAGATTTATCGCGCTCTCATGACGCAGTGCTACGCCGCTATACAAAACCACGAGATCACGGCGAAGAACGCGGGCGCGGTGGTGATGAAGCTGCTGCAGGTGTCCACTGGCTGGGTCTATTCCAAGACGAGGGACGTCGTTACGCTGGACAACGGCAACCGCATTCAGGCGCTGCTCGACGCCATTGAAGGCACTGACCGCAAAGTGTTGGTGTTTGCGCCCTTCAAGCATGCTCTAGCTGGTATTTCTGCAGCGCTTACTTCGGGAAGTTACGAACATGCTGTTATCGATGGCGATACACCTGCACCAGAGCGCGCAAGAATTTTCAACCTGTTTCAAAACACTGAAAAATTCCGCGTCATCTTGGCTCATCCTCAGTGTCTTGCGCATGGCATTACGCTTACCGCCGCCGACACAGTCATCTGGTTTGCTCCGGTTATGTCTCTGGAGATTTACGATCAAGCGAATCATCGCATTCGCCGCGTGGGTCAACACCATAAGCAATTAATCTTGCACCTGCAGAGCACACCGGTTGAGAAAAAGATTTACAAAATGCTGCAGGCAAAGCAGAAGATACAAGAACAACTTTTAAAACTCTTCGAAGAGAGTACTCTGGACAATCCGATTACTTAGCCACCCACCCCACAAGGAGAAGCCATGACGAATTTTTCCGTGCGCGTTGCGCAATACGTAAAATTGCGTGACTTGATCAAGGACAAGGAAAAAGAGTTCAAAGAGAACCTAGCGCCTTATAAAAAGGCACTTGAGGACCTCAATTCAGTGTTGCTAAATCACCTCAACCAAGTCGGTGCGAATAGTGTTAACACCGACGAAGGAACGGTCTATCGTACCGAGAAGAACTCGGCATCGCTAGCCGATCCTGCGGCCTTTATGGAATACGTGATCGCCAACGAAGCCTACGATCTGATGGATCGTAAGGCCAACGTCACGGCTTGCGCGGAATTCATGAAAGAGCACAACACATTACCTCCGGGAGTAAACTTTTCCAGCGCTTACATTGTCGGCGTTCGCCGACCAACAGAAGAGAAAAAGAACGGCAATTCCTCACCCAAGGAGAAATAAATGACAAAGATGCTTCCCGGTTCGTTTGGCCCAGTGTCCACTGTTTTCGGCAATGACGACAGCGACGACAAGTTATCCACAGGTATCAAGATCGGCTACCCGATCTTGCGTATCAAGGGCAAGGTTTGGTCTATTACTCGTGGTGGTGCTGAGCCGTTCGTGCTGATGCGCAAGGACAATGACGGCCCGCGCAACTCCATCGACGTAGTGCTTCTTGCCGCGTCGCAATATGTGTCCAAAGTCTGGTACGAGAATGGTTACGAGGAAGGCGCAACCAATCCGCCCGACTGCTTCTCGCCCAACGGCATCGTGCCGGATGCGGCGTCGACCAAGAAGCAGAACAACACCTGTGCAGGCTGCAAGCAGAATGCATGGGGTTCCAAGATTACCCCGGCAGGTAAGAAGGCCAAGGCGTGCACTGATAGTAAGCGCGCAGCGGTTGCACCTCTCGGAGACATCAGGAACGAGGCGTTCGGTGGACCAATGTTGCTGCGTGTCCCTGCGGCTTCGCTGGCCGATTTCGGGAACTACGGCGACGGCATGGATGCCCGTGGCTACAAGTACTGGACCATCGGCACCAAGATGAGCTTCGATACAGGCGAGTCGTATCCGAAGATTGTGTTCGAGCCAATTCGACGACTTGAGGATGAAGAAGCCGTCGCAGTGCTGGAACTGCGCAAGTCACAGGCGGTGCAGAACATTCTCGCCGAAAGCGACTTAGCGCAGGAGGCGGTTGTTGAGGCGACTATCAAGCTACCGGCCGGGTTTCATGGCGAAGATGTTGAGGAGCCTGTTACCCAGAAGGTAACTCCTCCTCCGCCACCCCCAGCGAAGGAAGCAAAGGAACCGAAAGAGACCAAGGTCACCAAGCTACCCCCGCAACCGTCCCCTATTAACGACGGGTTCGGTGGTTCTGAGCCAGCGAAGGTTATCAGCCCCCAGCCAAAGCCTAAGCGAACTCAGGCCGCCGTATCGCCGCCGCCGCCTTTCGAAGCCCCCGACGAGGTGGCGGCGGACGATAGCTTTGAAGCCAGTCTGGACGCCCAAATCGAAAACCTGCTTCCGGAGAACTAGCACTTTTGGGGGGCGGGAAATCGCCCCCCATCCCACCTACCCACAGAAAGCAAGTCATGCTGGACGCTCAAGAATACCTCGCCAAGGTGCTGCCTTGGCCGCAGGATGGCGACCCGCCTGCCCACATCAATCTTCACTGGTCCCTCGACAAGATGGGGAACAACGGCAAGCCGATCTGGACCGGCCGAGCTACTCATTCAGTGCAGGAAGCGGTTAAGACTGTGAAGTGGGCGCTGTCGCTAGCCGACGTGAAGGACATCTATGTCTGCATGTCCTCGCAGAAGGACGCACTGCCGAAGATCTCCAAAGGTGGACACAGATATCTATTACCAATCCGTGGCACGGCGAACGCTGTCGCGCTTAAAAGCCTGTACATGGACATCGACGCCAAGGGAAAGGATAAGGACAGTTATGACACACTGGCGGAGGCGCTCGTTGCGTTCAACGATTTCATCACCGATGTTGGGCTCCCAAGACCTAACGTCATCGTCAAGACAGGAGGCGGCTTTCATGTCTACTGGACCTTCGAACGCGCACTCACCATACCGGAGTGGCAGCCATTATCGAATGCCTTGGCGGCAGCGGCTAAAGCGCATGGCCTTAAATGTGATACAGGGTGTACTGTTGACGCTGCTCGTATTCTTCGCATACCGGGCACTTTCAACCGAAAGCTGGATGTTCGTCGCAGGACAGGCGGTGATTATCTTCTGGCCCGACTTGAAAGATCTCTAGATCCCTACAAGACGCTTACCCCGAAAGTAACTCCGGCTGCACCCCCAGCGTGGACGGCTGTACTTCCTCAACTGACGCCGATCACTGGCGGCAATGATCTGTCGGCGGGCATCGAGAAGAACTCTGGGCCGCCGATTGATATCAAAGATGTCGCGAATGAATGTCCTTTTATTCGCGAGGCACTTACCACGGGGGGTAAGGACTTCGGCAATCCGCTATGGAATTTGTCGACGTTGATCGCAACCTTCACAGAAGGCGGGCGCGCCGATGCTCACGCGATGGCCAACGGGCATACCACCTACTCCACTGAAGAAACGGATGCGCTCTATGACAGAAAAGAGAGAGACCGCAAGAGCAAGGATCTTGGCTGGCCTGCGTGCCGCACGATCTCATTATCGGGGAGTGGGGTATGTCAAAGCTGTTCACACCTTGCGGCAAATCGATCTCCTCTCAACTTTGCCACAGCTCAGCCTGCGGCGGCGGGCGGCGCTGCGGCAAATGCGCCCGGCGGCGCAGGAGCAAGTACAGGCCAATTTTCGCCCCTACCAGATGGATACTCGCAAAGTCCGGATGGAGTGGTCAGCCAACTTCTCACCCAAGAAGACGGCAGCCAATTATCTGAACCTATCTGCCGATATGCCCTGTTCGACGGATACCTTGAAACCTACCCAGACTGGACCCTGAACTTCTCAACCCACCTCGAAACCGGCAAGACCACCCGTATTTCGGGATTTACCGAGCATCTGACAGACAAGACTTCAATGTCTAGGTGTCTGAGCAGACAGGGTATAGCCTTGCATGACAGTGAGTCCAAACGCGTAAGGGAGTTTTTCGTGTCGTGGATCAAAACCTTACAGGAGTCCAAGATGGTCGTTGGCTCCGTGCCCTATGGCTGGAGCACCGACTCCAAGTCCAACATTGAAGGTTTCGTCTATGGTGGAAACCTCTGGATGGCTAACGGCAACACCCGTCAGGCATCCAACCCCGACAAGGTGCTGGCGATGCGCTATACGCCACGCGGCGGCGGTAAAACTTCATGGGTGGCGGCGGCAAAGCTGATCACCGACCAGAAACGCCCGGCTCTGGATGCCATTGTTGCGTCGGCATTCGCCGCTCCGCTGATTAAATTCTGCTATGAGCCGGGCATCCTTATGAGCACCTACTCGACCAAGTCGGGCATCGGCAAGACGTCGGCGCTGAAAGTAGCGCAGGCGGTATGGGGCGATCCGATCAGGGCGATGCAGGCGCTGGACGACACCCAGAACGCCGTGTTCAAGAAGATCGGCGCGATCCGAAATCTCCCGATGTATTGGGACGAGCTGAAGACCGAAGAAGACACCAAGCGGTTCACCAATCTGGTGTTCAAGCTGACCAACCAGAAAGAGAAGGATCGCCTGACGCAGACCGCTGCGATGCGCGACGGCGGCTCATGGAACACGATGCTGGTCTGCGCCTCCAACGACAGCCTCATGCAGTTTGTAGTGCAGCAGTCGAAACAGACCACTGCCGGAATAAATCGCATATTTGAGTATGAAGTCCCTGCGGCGGTCGATAACACGGGTCAGATCGATCAAGCCGATGCTAGCCGAATTCTCGGCAGGCTCAACGACAATTACGGCCACGTCGGCGAGGAATATGCGGGTTACCTCGGAAGTAATCATGTTGCCATCGCAAAGGACGTTGAAGATTTCTACAAGTCTATCGGCAACGAGATCAACTCGTCAAACGAGGAACGCTACTGGCGCGTAATGTTGGCTTGTCTGATCAAGGGTGCCGAGTATGCCAACAAGCTTGGTTTCACCAATATCGGTGTTCCCAGCCTGAAAGCATTCCTGATCGG